TTTTCTTGTCTAACTTTCTAACGCAATTTTAACCATCAAAAATAGGAGAATTATATCAATCTCGGAAGCTGTGATAATTGCGGCAAAACGATGACGATTGCCGATTGTATCCAAGAAGAGGACGGGACATTTTTCTGCTCAAAAGTTTGCGCTGAAAAACATCAACCGGCCGAACCGGATAACCAAACAGAATTGGAAATTTACTATGATGACTGAAGTTCCCAACAACTCGGTGAAGTGCCGGACTTGCGGCGCGATTTTCCCTTTCGCTTGGGTCAAACGCGGGCAATACGGCGCGTGTCGGAGCTCCTTCGGGTGTTTTTGCTCCGATAAATGTTCGGAAGTGTTCAAACTCAAAAGCACTTACCGCTATGAGATACAAGAAGCTCGCCATTGACCGGCCGGTTATCCGGCAGTCAAAACTCTTACCTGTCAGGGTCGCCTTCAAGGCCCCACGAAGATTCAAAACACTGGTGCGGTTGCTTGCTCTTAATGAGTCAAGTTATCCTCACCACGACTAACACAGGGCGACATTGTTCGCCCTTTTGTGTTATACTTGCGATGGAGGCGTAAAAACCACCAAAAAACCACTTCTTAATTTAAGAAGTGGTTTTTGGTTGTCTGTTTCGGAGTAATTTATATTGCGTTCAACCAATAGGCGAATTGCGGGAACTGAACTATAAAGCCATTCGTTTTAAGTGTCTGCGCCAATGACTTCATAGAATTCCGATACCACGAGGTTTTGGTTAAATCAAAACAACCTTGAATCTCTATGCAGATTGTTTTGAAACCCGCCTCATCGGAAATTACCGAGCCTTTTGAAACGACCGGCGTTGACAATCCATTCAGACCCCACACTTGGGAAACTAATTGAGGATTGCCGTTGCTTGGTTTTAATACATCGGCGAACGCAGGCAAAGCAACGAGAAACATAACCGCAAGCAAAATTATTTTTTTCATAATTTTATTGCTAACTAATAATGCGAGAGTATAACACAGTTGTAAAGAAATAAAAAGTGTTTTTGAAATATAAAACAAATTTAATGTAAAGTAAAGAGTATTGACGGGAGCAAAATGTGCTATAATTCCAAGCAAATGAGAAAATCCAAGCCTCAACGAGATACTGAAATAATGTTGAAAATTAAAGCTAAATGGCGGATACCTGATATTGCCAAACATTATAATCTCACCCGCCAAGCGGTCTATAACATTATTAAAAAGATAGGTAAGTTATCCACAGTATAACTTGCTTTACTTTTCTTGTTAGTGTAAAGTTATATTTGAAGGTCGCAGTCAATCACAACAAATTAAATGAAACTGGAAAACAAAAAGTGGATTGGCGGATTCGTAATTGGCGCGGTTATCGGCGCTTTGGTCGGAGTCGCCGTTCAGCTTACTTGGATGTTAAAGTTAATTGAATAAAATGTCTGGCGAAGAAGAAACAAAACAAATAGAAAATGAATTTTGGCAAAAAGAAAAAGAAAATAAACTAAATGACATTAGTAATTCAGATTAAATTATGAAACCAGATTGGTCTAAAATAAGGGGAGGCGTTAAACATTGCGCGAATTGTGGGTTAAAAAAATGTTATACGAACAAATTAGAGGTTTGTTGGGAATGTAAAAAGAAATTTTGCCCGATTTGTTTCAACAGAGGAATGATTAACTCAAAAATGAAGGAAAATGAGGAAGTGAGAGTGATTTGTGATAAATGTGTCAAAGATAAGGATTACCATGTCGGTTTAATATAGGCGAATTTCATTCACTGTGCGACTTTTCCCGCGTTTAAACCTGTGAGTGCGACAAAGATGTCAACAGAGAAAAAACTCGCTTAAAAAACATACGGTTAAACAACATTGATGGTCAAATTAACAAAGTGCCTCTTATTCTGCCTTTTGCCAATTACTATTTAGAACTTTGGATAGTAAATTGGGGAAGGTGGAATAAGGGGAAATAAAAAGGTCGTATTTATAAGCCAAATTAGAAAAAAATGCTTATTGAAATAACGCTCAAAAATGAGCAGAATCAATTATTAACAAAGCGTTCTATTGAGGGCTTTAGTCAAGCTCGCGAATAATTAAATAAAATTGAGACACAATATCAAAATTTGATTAAAGGTCTCGCAAAAGAAAATGAAATCGTATATTGAACAAGAAACAAATAATCCCGACTTAGTTCGGAATTGTGATTGGGAAGGAGATTGGACTCATTATAAGCAAATTTCCACCGGAAAATATCTGCCAGCGGTAAATTACATTCTCGGCAAGGCGTTTAACAAAGGTGATGGTTTTTATCGATATTTACTGAATTCTACCCGAGAAGAAGCTGACAGAAAGTTGAAATTCGCGGGAAATAAGGGTTCTCGCGTCCATCAAGCCATTTCTGACCTAGTGAAAGGGCATAAAATCACGCTAGGGACGAAATATAACGATGAGTTGAGTGGTATATCGTCTCCGTTGACTTTTGTTGAATGGCGGACAGTTTTGGCATTTATCAGTTGGGCGGAAGAATACAAGCCGAAGACAATCTGGAATGAACACTCGGTTTGTAATGAAAAATATGCCGGCACACTGGACTGGTTCGGGGAGATTGAATACGAGGGCAAAAAAATTCTGTGTGTGATTGATTTCAAAACTTCGTCCGCAATCTGGGGGGATTATCCTCTCCAACTGGCGGCTTATTGGGGAACGATTAAAGACAAAACAATTTCTACTGCCGTTCTCCGCATCGGCACACGCCACAAGAAAGGTTATGAGTTTGTGGTGTATGGACCGGCGGAAACAAAGAAAAATTATCTTGATTTCCTTTCGGTCTATTCGTTGTATCAAAGGGAAAACGAACCCTTTGACCCGAAAGACATTAAGGAAATGCCCGATGAATTATCAATTAACATTGAAACAATAAAATGGGATTCGCAGAAAATTTTGAACGAGAAGCTAAAAAGTTCGGACTTACAGGGGATTTCTATAACTGGACCGAGGGCGACAACCGAGTCCGTGTCCTCTCCACGCCGGAAATCTATGTCTCGCGTTTCGGCAAAGAATTCGGTGCTTGCTACGAAGGGGCACCGTATTGTAAAAAGGAAGAACTTGAAAAAGCCAAAGACAAAAACGGCAAGCCGGCCCAACTCAACAAAAAGTGGCTCTGCTGGGCAATTATTCGCCGAGAAGCAACCGAACCAGAATTAGGTTTGCTTCGGTTGCCTTACAAGGTGATGGTTCAATTAAAGAATTTGGCGCAAGACACCAAAGATGGTTATGGCTTTCAGGATTTCCCGATGCCGTATGATATAAACATTAAGGTGGAGAATGCTGGTGAGACGACTGCCGTGTATTCGGTGATTCCCTCCAAAAAGGAAACCAAAATCACTGATGAGGAAATGGGGGCACTGTCAAAGAAAACGCCGGTAGACCAGATAATCCAAAAAATGAAGGACAAAGCCAAGAGGAAATTGGAAGGCGCGCCAGACCCAGCAGATAAGACGATTGATTATCCAGAGGAGAAAATCAACGCAGACGATATTCCGTGGTAATTAGTCAAAAATAAATTTTGACTTAAATGGTTGCCCTTTTATAAGGGCTTCCATTTGAACCGAAATTCAAAAATTAGTAATAAATAAATGATATGACTTGGTGGAAATTCTTAATCTTTATTATTCTTTTTCCTTTTTATGTCCCAATAGTTTTATTCGTGTATTTTACAATGCCGGTTTATGAAAAGTTGTTTGATTGAATATGAAAAAAGGTGAATGTTCCGAATGTGGTCGTCCATTATTTGATCAAGAAAAATCTGACCCCGAAACTCAACTTTGCGATAAGTGTTGGGAGGAAGGGGATTTGGAAAAATAAGTTATCCACACTTATATTTGCGTTAAAAGTTTTGTGATATAATAAAAGATATGAGCAAGTTCGAAATAATTTTTATAATTAAGAATCTTCACGAGACAAATGGTTCACCCGAACTTGCTCTGTCTTGTGAAGATTTTTGTTTAAAAAAATTATTATGGCTAAAGAACGAATGATAGATACAAAATTTTGGTCTGATGGTTGGATAACAAATAAACTTAATCCACTTGATAGGTATTTATTTTTATATCTTTTAACAAACGATCACACAAATTTATGTGGTATTTATGAAATACCATTACGGATAATGTCTTTTGAAACAGGAATTGATAAAGACGAATTAAATAGGGAAATGCTTAAAAGATTAGAACCTAAAGCATTTTACCTAAAAAGCGAGTGGATATGGATTTTGAAATTTGAAAAGTATCATTCAAAAAATCCAAAAACAAAAAAAGGAGCAGAAATAGCTAAAAACCAAATTCCTAGTCATGTTTGGGAAGAAATAAAGGAATTATGCGATAGCCTATACATAGGCTATCCATATCCTATGGATAGGCCACCCTCTTCTGCTTCTGCTTCTGCTTCTGCTTCTGCTTCTCAGAATAAGATATCCGATGCTAACGCATCGGAATCTAAAAAAAAACTATGAAATTTAACACTTTCGGTTCTTACAATGAAACCGATACATCTGATTCTTTTGAAGATATTATTGATTCCGAAACTGGCGAGCCGGTAAAAAGAGTTTGGAAACCCAAACAAAAAAGAAATGAGATAGTTTTAAGGATTATGAGTGATTTTAAAAGACGAGCAAAATCAGTCGCGGGTTTTGAGCCGATAATGGGGAAAAAAGAATATATAATAATTTTAAGAGCTTTGACCACTCACAACTTAACCGAACAGCAAATTTACGATTCTTTTGAACAGTGGTTCAATCGCACCGATAAAAAACGAGAGGATATAATTCACATCACACAAGCTTTATCCGATAATCGCTTAAACTCTTATAAAGTTATCGCAGGAATAAAATGAAAAAGAAAACCGAACAAGAAATAACCCAACTGGAAAAAGAACTCGCCGAATACAAAGGCGAAGACCGGGTTGTGTCCTCAACTGAAATCTGGGAAGAATATAAAAAACTGCCGGAACGAAAAAGGTTAGAGTGCGGTTTCCCGTCTTTAGACAAATGGTTTAATGGTTTTGAAGTCGGAGAATTGATTTTGGTAACTGGCCCCGCTGATGGCGGAAAAACAACTTTTTTAACTTCCTCTTTGAAAAATATGTCCGCAAAATCAATTCCGACTTTGTTGTTTTCTTTTGAAGAAGCGCCGCAGAATTTATTAAAAAAAATTACTCTTGAAGATTCTACGCCGCCGGTTTTTTATGTTCCTCGCCAAATGACCGAAAACACAATTTTATGGATGGAGAAAAAAATAATTGAAGCCAAAGTGAAATTTAATGTTGAAGCGGTTTTTATAGATAACATCCATCAGATTTTTTCTATAAACCAGTTCGTGAAAAATTTATCTTTGGAAATTGGCGATATGGTGGCTTACATAAAAAATATCTGTTTAACTCACGGTGTAGTGATTTTTATGATTGCTCATTCGCGAGACAATCCCAACAAGTCGGAACCGGTGCTTTCTGACATACGGGATTCTGGGTTGATACCGCGAATTGCCGATTCAGCTATTGGTGTTTGGCGGATACCAAATTCTGAAGGAGTGGTAAAAGACGGTCGGTATATGTCCGAAGTCGGGCCGGAAGACAACAAAGCCAAAATCAGGATTTTGAAAAACCGGCGCGAAGGAACGAAAGGAACTTGTGTTGTTTATCATCGTAATCATTTTTTGGAAGAACAAAAATCAAAAGATGAATTAGGAAATTGGTAATATGAACGAAATCTACGATATAATTTTAGGGTGGAAGCACAGATGGTTCAGAGAAGAACTGCCGAAAATTTTGGCGGTGTTTGACAAACACGATGTTGACGGAATGATTAAAGATGATTTGCGGAAAAAAATTGAATGGAGTGAAAATAGAATAAAAGAATTGGAAAGCGATAATTTTATGAAAAGGCAACAAGGGGTGAATTACGATGACAGAAAAAATCTTGTGGAAAAAATAACTGCTGGGAAAAGTGTGATTTCAAAATGGAAAAGCATTTTAACTAAACCAATGAATCACCCCGCCGTTTGGTTAAAAGAAGGCGATTATCAAACCATTAAGCGAGTGGGATTTAGAAAATTTATTAGTTTATTTTATGAATTGGCTTATGACTGACTTAACCTCAAAATTTTGGTATAGCGAAATGGCGGATGAATGTCGGGCTATTTTCACCGAGAAACTTTTTAATCACCGCTGGGAGCTGGTGGAACTTTATCATTTAATCGGCAAAAGAATTTTAGAGGAAAGCAAAAACGCCAAATGGAGCGAAATCATCAAACCGCTTTCTGGGGACTTAAACATTCACGAACGCAATTTGTATTACGCCGTGAAATTCGCCGAGAAGTTTCCAGAGATAGATAAACTTCCGGATGGAAAAGTCGCATCTTGGAGCAAAGTGCGGAAACTTCTGCCGGCTCATCCGCAGGACGAAAAACCAGAATTGGAAATTAGCGTTATCGCCGAAAAACTTTTGAAAAAGCATGGTGAAAAGTTTTGTAAAGAATTGGTCGTAGAATTATCAGAACAAATTAAAATCATCAATGAAAAGTGAATATAAACCAATACCCAGATTTAACAATCATACAAATTGCGCTGGTCATCAGAACTGGATGTTGGATTGCGAATATACCAACAAAGAAGACCGAGAAGCCTTGATAAAGGCAATAGATAATTATTTAGGGAAAAATTGAACCGAAATTCAAAAATGAAAAAAAATAGTGTTAAATCTTTGAGAAAAGAATTATGGAATTTATGTCGCAAACTTGCCGAAAAACTTTATCCAAATTCAAAATGTTATACTTGTGATGTTCCTGTATTTGGACAAAATAAACATTTGGGACACTTAATTCCTTCGTCAACTTGTGGGGTGTTTTTAAGATATGATGTTAAAAGAAATTTAAGGTGGCAGTGTGCTAGATGTAATTTGTGGGAAGGTGGCAATGGCGCCGAGTTTTACCGACGAATGGTGGAAGAAGTTGGTAAAAAAGCGGTGGATAAATTGTTTGCTGATAAAAATCATGTTATAATAAAAGCAGATAAAATTTTTTATCAAAATAAAATAAATGAATACAAAAAAATTCTTTTTAACTTGTAATAGGTGTAAGAAAAAAATGAGTATAGAAAAAATGAGGAGAAAAAATATTGCTCATTCTGGTTGGGTTTGTATTCTTTGTTCAAAAGATTTAAATGTTGTTTGTAAAAATTGTGGTAAATCTTTTCCCAAAAGGTCTCCTGCTTTTAATAAAAAAGGAACTGGCTGTTGTTCTGTAAGATGTGCGGGAATTTTTAAAAGAAAAAAATATTCATATAAATGTTTAATTTGCGGTAAAATGTTTATAAATAATAATAATTATGATATAGCAAAAAAATATAAAAGATTTAAATTTTGTTCAAATAAATGTAAAAATGTTGCTAAGGAAATTGAACCTAAAAAATTTCATTGTCTAATTTGTGGAGGACAATTTGAACGAAAATATAGAAATAAATATAAATATTGTTCTCAAAAATGTAACGGTAAATCGCATAGTGGTGAAAATTCTTATCTTTGGAAAGGTGGAGTTACCCCAATACACAATAAAATAAGGGCATCAATACAATATAAACAATGGCAGAAAGAGGTTTTTATTAGAGATGGTTATTGTTGTTCTTTGTGTGGTGATAGAAAAAAGAAATTTTTAGTTGCTCATCATATCCAAAATTTTGCTCAATACCCACAACTCCGTTTTGTTATAGAAAATGGCATTACTTTGTGTAGAAATTGTCATAAAGAATTTCACAAAAAATATGGTAAAATTGATAATATAAAAGATCAAATTGAAGAATTTATAAACAGAAAATTGTGAAAGCCGATTGCTTGTGGTTTAAGAAATTGATTAAAGAATATGAGGAAATAATTAAAACTTATCCACAAATTTTTTCTTGATTTATAGTTAGTTTTAGTATATAATTATTGGAACATGAAAAAAACTCTAATTTTAATCGCCGTAACAATCGTGGGGATAATAGCATTTGCTTTCGTGTGGTATTTAATCAGTCCGGAAAAATCCATTGACGATGTTTTCACGCCCGCGCCACAAAAAGAATTTAATTCTCCTATTCAAATCAATGAAGGAAAAGGTTGAGAAACGAAAACGCATTTACGATTTCTTTTTTACCAGTTGCGATGAATGCGGGGTAGAATTAAAAAGACAAAAAAAGCAGGTTAGATATGTTTGTTTCAACTGTAAAAAGAGAAGACAAAAAGAGCGGCGAAAAAGTATTGTAAAGGTAGTTAATTTAATTGTAAGATAATTGTAAATATGGGGGATAGATATTTTTTATCACATCTAAAGTGTCCTTATTGCGGAAACGAACAGGAAGATGTCAGTTACGCCGAAAGTTGCGGGCAAATTGAACATATATGCGAGAACAAAAAGTGTGGCAAGATAAGCAAGATAATTTTGGATTTTCAATTAGTAAAGAAAAAGAAATGACCGAAATACCAACTGAAATACCGAATTGGAAAAAATGCGCCAAATGTGATAAGATGGACTGTGAATTAAGATTTGAAACATTGGAGAAGGAGTGGAGGTGTAGAGAGTGCTATTTTAATAAACAAGGAAAAAATGAGCAGAAAAACTGAACAAAAACTACACGGTGAGGCGCGGAAAGTCATTTTGAAAGCTGTGAATAAAGTCGCTGATGCGGTGAAACTTACTCTTGGCCCCGAAGGGGCGGGGGTTCTGTTGGATAGAAGTTTTAATCGCGGTTCAAGAATTACTAATGATGGCGTAACTGTTGCTAAAAACATTGTTCCCAAAGATGAATTTGAAAATTTAATCGCAAGGGCTTTTATTGAAGGCGCAAGTAAGACTGGAGAACGAGTTGGCGATGGCACAACTAGCACAATCAGCATTTCAGCCAAACTTATCAACGACGCTTTTTCACGATTAAGCGATAAAAATAATACTGAAATAAGGGGGCTTGATTCAAATTTTGGTGGGGTAAATTCTTTACGAAAACATATAATTTCTTGTGTTCCAAAGATTAAAGAAGCAATTAAAGAACGAACCAAAAAAATCAAGACTATTAAAGAACTTGAAGATATCATTGATGTTTCTTTGGCCGGCAACAGAGAAGTGGCAAAAATTTTAGCGGAAATAGTGTGGAAAACCGGTGAAGATGGATTTATTACTCTCGCTGATGGTTTTCAAGGTAAATTAGAAACCGAGGTTATTGAAGGCGCTAGATTTCCTATGAAAATTGTCGCTCCGGTTTTTCTTAATCATCCTGAACGCTATGAAATGGTGGTAGAAGAATCTTTAGTATTGGTAACGAATTACAAAATTGATTCTATTCGGGATTTTGCTGATTTTTGGAATAATATAAAAGTAAATAAGCTAGTTATTTTTGCGCCTAATTTTTCTGATGAGGTTTTGGTTCAGATGGTAAAACTGATACAACCTCGCTTATTACCGAATGGACAAACTCAACCTTCGGGAATTCAGATATTCCCAGTTAAATGTCCTTCTCTTGGTTCGGCGGATTTAACTCCCCATAATTTTGTTGATCTTGCTTTGTTTTGCGATGCTCGGTTCATTGATAAAGACAAAGGCGATAAATTGAAAGATATCAAAGAGTATGATTTGGGTTTTGTGGAAAAACTGACTGTCAAAAGCGTGGAAGACAGAGAAGATGCTGTAATCTTGGGCGGAAAAGGAGTGAGAAGCGAGAAAATAAAAAAACATATTGAGGATTTGAAAAGCAGAGTGAATTTAACGAAAATGCCGGAACACAAAGCTTTAATCCAAAAACGCATTGCTTCAATGTCTTCGGCTGGGGGTATGATTAAAGTTGGAGCTTCAACAGATGCGGAAGCATTACCACTGAAACATAAAATTGAAGATGCTATTTTCGCCGGACAAAACGCTTTACGAAATGGATATGTAAAAGGCGGGGGGTTGTGTTTGAAAGAAATTGCTGATGAGCTTTTCAAAGATGATGTTTTAATTCACGGCGCTCTTTGCGCGCCGTTTAATCAGATTCAAGAAAACTGTGGCAGTGAATTAAAAATCGGTAAAGATATTATAGACCCCGCCCGTGTGGTAGAATTGGAGGTGGAACACGGTTTTGGAGTTGCTGCCAATCTTATTACTGTCAAAGCGGTAATACCGGAGTTTGATGAACGCGACCCCAAAGACCCATATAAACTTATAGCCGATGCAATCAAACAATACACTTATTTCTTTGCCAAAGATAAAGCTCTTTTCAAAGAAGGAATGGATGAAACAAATGCGGAGGAACTTCAAAAACAAGAAGCGCTTATTAACAAAGAATTAAGTGATTAGATTTTTTATAAAACTTATAAAAGCTTTTAGGATTTTGAAAGAGAAAAATGAATCTCTCGCAAAATGGAAGGTCGTGAAGCGGGATAAGTGGAGACAATTGGGGATGAGTGAAAAAGAAATCAAATTTCTTTTGGAAAAGCATAAAAATTCATTTATTAGAACTTTTAAGCGAACGTAAAATGCCACTATCAAGTATAATGCGACAAAAGTTGAGTAAGTTCGGGAAATTTGCCAAGTCTATGGTAAAAGGAACATATCAAAATTGGAAAAAAGGGAGCGAGAGAATGATGGACCCGAATGTGCCCGGTTCTTTAACTCATTATGCCGGCCGTGTGATGGATTGGGCGGAATACAATAAATCAAAGAAAAAATAAAATGCCATATAATCTTTCAATTCAACAACGAAATAACAAAATGGTTTATTGTATGACCAATAAATCGTCTGGTATGACTTATTGTTATGGTTCATCGGCTGAAAGACGCAAAGGAATGAAAATGCGCGAAGCTTTTTCTAAGGGGTGGAAAATGACAAAGAAGTAAAATGTATTTTAGAGAAATTAGTAAAAGAACGGAAAAAAAATAATTTGGACAAAATCAAATAAAGTGTTATAATTCAGGGGAATAACAGGCAACTATGGCAAAATTACCTCCACCAAAAGAAACTCAATTCAAGAAAGGTGTTTCAGGCAATCCAAAAGGTAAGCCCAAAGGTGCTTTTTCTTTGACCACAAAAGTAAAAGAATTTCTTTTGGAAAAAGCCAAAGATGGCGAGACCTATGGCGAGAAGTTAAAAAAGGCGGCGGTGTTGCGAGCAATGACAAAATCAGACCCTTTAATGAAAGAGATTTGGGAAAGAATTGACGGCAAAGTTGCTGATAAACAAGAAACTGATTTAACTGTGAACATTAAAGATATTAGCGATGGTTATAAACAGCTCATTGAAAAAGTAAAAAATGAATCCTAAAGAAAGAGAAGTGTGTTTGGGACTTTTGAAACTTTTTAGATTTGAAAATAAAACTGCCGACCAAATTGTGACCGAAAGTCAGATACAGATATTTTACGAGTTGATATTCAGAAAACATAAAAGGCTTCAAATTCTTTGCGCGACTCAATACGGAAAACTGGTAAGTGATGATACACCAGTGTGGACAACGAAAGGGTGGAAAAATCATGGCGACCTCAAGATAGGGGATTATGTGTTTAATCATTTTGGCAAGGCAGTTAAAGTTAAAGGTATTGCTCCGAAAGGGATAGCGAATAGAGAAGTTATTTTCACAAATGGAGCAAAAATAAAAGTCCACGAGAAACACGAATGGTTTGCGCAACATAGGGCGTGGAAAGATTATAGGAAAATAGAGACGAAATATATTGCTGAATATGAGAAGTCATCATTTTCTATACCAAACATTGTGCCATTAGAGGGCAACGATAAGGGATTACTATTAGATTCATATACTCTTGGAGTTTGGCTTGGCGATGGCATATCTACCAAACCTGCAATAACTATTGACCCAAAGGACAGAAATATCGTTTCTGCGATTCCTTACAAAATATCCACAGAACATCCTCACAAGGATACAGGAGTTGTCTTATACGGTTTTTACAAAACAGTTGTTTTTCAATCATTACGACAGCTTGATTTAATAGGAAACAAACATATCCCGGATGTATATAAATTAGCTAGCATACAATCTCGTTTGCAATTATTAGCTGGACTTATTGATACAGACGGTAGTGTAAATAAACAAAAACGGGAGAAAGGGTGGCGAAATGGGCGTGTTTATTTTATCAATACAAATAAGCGTCTTATTGATGATGTGTGTGATTTGATTCGTTCTTTGGGAATGAAGCCAAGTATTACAAAAGTGAAGGCGTGTATTTCTTCAAGCGGTATTCAAGGAAGAAAAGATACATATTATATAGGGTTTAAGCCTATATTAGATATTCCTACTAGAGTTTTAAGAAAAAAGATAACTATACAACCGAATAAACGGCGCGTAAGGATTAGAGAAATAAGAGAAATTGAACCAGTTTCAGGTAATTGTATTCAAGTTGATGGTGGAATTTATTTAGTAGGCGAGCAAATGATACCAACTCATAATTCTTTTATAGTCGCTTTAGCTTGTGTCGTCATCACTTGTATTCAAAAAGAACTTGTGGCCGTGGTGGCGCCAACGAACGAGAAAGCAAGGATAATAATGAGGTATTACATTGAGCATTTGGGAGACTCGCCTTTGTTTTATTCCCAATTGGAAAAAGATACAAAACTTGAAAGATTACGAATGGAAGAAAGCAAGGAAAGAATTATTTTGCGGAATGGCGGTGGCATATTCGTTATTTCCGTTCAAGCTGGTAATTCTAAAAAGGGAATTGAAGCGGCTATGGGAGCGGGGGCGAAAAATGTAATCCAAGACGAAAGTTGTTTAATCCCCGATCCAATTGAAGCTACCGTGTTCCGGATGATAGCCGGTAAAGGTGAAGAAGCTTTTTATTGTAAAATCGGCAATCCATTTTATCGCAATCACTTTCTTAAAAGTTGGCGAGATGAGACTTATCACAAAATTCTTGTGGATTACAAGCAGGGAATTAAAGAAGGAAGATATACGGAGGAATTTATAGATGAAGCAAAAATGAAACCTTATTTTGGTGTTTTGTTTGAATGTAATTTTCCCAGCGCTGACGCCATTGACGCAAGCGGATATTCGATTCTTGTGGACGATGATACTTTGGCGCGAAAGATTAAACCTAAAATTAAACTGTTTGGAGAGTTAAAAATGGGTTGTGATGTCGCTGGTGAAGGTTCAAATTATTCGGTAATAACTTTAAGAGCTAAAAATGGAGCGAAGATTTTATACAAAGAACACAATCCTGACACGATGAATTTCGCCGGTATTATCGCGGCATTGGCCAGTGAATCGGCGCCGAGCAAAATCTATATAGATAAAGTTGGTATAGGAAAACCCGTATTTGATAGATTGAAAGAGTTTGAAGAAATTGCCGACAGAGTTGTCGGTGTCGTAGCCGGTGAAAAAGCTGATGAAGATGCCAGTTATTTTAACAAAAGAGCTGAAATGTTTTGGCGGTTGCGAGAATGGTTGGCAACTTCGGAACTTGAAGGCAACGGCTGGCAGGATTTGTTAGATGTTAAATATAAGATTCAAAGCGACAGACGGGTTAAGATAAAAGGTAAAGATGAGATGTTGAAAGATGGCGTTTTATCGCCCGATGTCGCTGACGCGCTTTCACTGACATTTTATAATCGGGAAACTCTTGGGCAACCCAGTGTTATTGTCAGCATTCCTAATTTTAGAGGTTATGAAAGAAGGTAAATTACAAATTAAACCCATTGCCGAAGCGCCGAATCTTGCTATTCTCAAGGAACGTTTTGGCGTTTTGGAAGATGAAGTTATAGTCGCTTATGGAAACAAAATTTATTGTCCAGCCAAAGGAATGAGTAAAGATTTACTGGCTCACGAATTGACTCATTGTCAAAGACAAGGAATGAATGAACGACAAGCCGAACGATGGTGGGAAAGATATTTAACTGATATTGATTTTCGTCTTAACGAAGAGCTACTTGCTTTTCAAGCCCAATTTGATTTTTGTAAAAAGGCATACAAAGATAGAAACAAGCTTGCTAAAATTAAATTTGCCTTGGCCAGTGAATTGGCAAGTTCTCGTTATGGTGGGATAATTAAGCATTCAGAAGCAATGATTAGATTAAAATAATTACTCTTGACTTTATTTTATGATATAATATAGGCAATGTATTCAAATGATTTTATAAATTATTCCACGCCTTCTCTTTATCAGCCTGATGAAAAAGTCAGTGAGCTTACTCAATACGCCAAACAAGTTTACGACCAAGGGCATCGGGTTTTGAACCAATCTTATCCTGAATTAAATGACCGCTCTATTATTGAAGACGAGCGAATTGGAAAAAAGATTTGGAACGCTTATGTGGATGAATCTACTCCCGACCCATTTGAAGCTTGGAAATGGCAAGGAACGAGAAGTGAAGCAAGGAAACGAGGAGTGGCAATGCACGCCCAATTGACCGCGGGTTTTCTTTTTGCCGGTATTTCAGCTCAAGATGAAGATGACAAGGAAGACCGAGCGGCTGGGGATTTTATGAGAGGACTTGTGGAATGGATGGCGGAAAATTCAGATTACACCTCATCATTTATTCAAGTAACAATGGGAATGTTGATGAATCCAATCAGTTACCTTGGAGCTGAATATGCTGAGGTTATGCAGAAAGTCAGGGAGAAAGTGAACAATGGTTGGAAAGTCAGCGAGGTTTTGGATGAGGAGTTTTCTGGTTTTCGAGCGCCTGTTTATGGTTCCACGGATATTATGGTTACCAATCCTTATCTCTCGCCTTTCAATTTTCAACGGCAGACTTGTGTAATTAAAAATAGATATTTAGATTATTCCGATGCCAAAAAGAAATACGGCAATCATCCAAACTTTGAATATGTCCAACGCGGTTTAATTTCAGTTTTTAATGAAATTGACGGATTATTTTATGATGTGAAAGATGATGAGAACCCCAATTTGGTGAAAGAAACTATTTGCTCTTGGCGAGGCGATGATTTGGAAATTCCATATTTGAATGGTGTGTATATGGGAAATGAAAATACCGAATGGAATCCAATGAAGCACAGGGATTTGAAGAATAATCCAAAATATAATGTTACACCCTTTGGTTACGGTTTAATCAGTGAACACTTTTTTGCTTATAAGTCTTTAATGAACACTCTCCAATGGGAAGATTCTTTTTATGATGAGTTTTCAAGAAATGTTTTGAATAAAGAATTGCTTGACCTTATTCCGCCGACTGTTTCAGTGGGAGATGAAGAAGGAGTAGTAAAAACTTCAACTATTTTTCCTGGCGCTCATGTAACCGCTAAAAGTAAAGATTTTGATATCAGATCAATTCTACCTCCATCGTCGGGTAATAGATACGCGGCATTATCAGAAGTTAAAAAGTCAATGGAGGATTTGTCAATTTCCGATGTTCAGTCGGGGCAATTGCCTGAAGCTTCACAAAAAGCGACTGCAATTATCCAATCAACATTAGCCTCAAAAACACTTCTTCGTGGGGTTGGCAGAACAATGGGACAATCCATTGTGGCTTATACCCGTCTTATGGTGGACATTGCCGTTAGATATTTATCTATTGTTCAAGTTCAAGAAATCACCGGTGGAATGTTAAAAGACCGCTACCGCCAATTTATGCTTCCCAATAGGATTTCCAAAGGAAAAAGGATTGGTAAAGTATTGAGATTCAACGGTGATTTTGTCGGCAAAGAAATGGGGGAAAAAGAAAAAAAGATGTATGAAATTGGACTTGCCGAAGAAACTGGTTATCCTGACAGCAAATCCGAAATTATTGAAATGAACCCTGAAATGGCCGCGAGAATGAAATATCTTATCTCGTTTGACCCTGAAGAAATGTTTTCTCAAAATCAACAACAAATGCAAGTAATGTTACAAAATATGTATGCTCAACTTCGCGCTGACCCATTGATTGACCCGGAAGCTTTGCTCCGCGAATATATGTATGCTTTCTTCCGAAGCAAGGGCGATGATTTTATTAACCCAAATGGCATGAAACAATTACAACAGCGAGCGAAACAACATTTGGAAGGTGGACAAAAAATGCCGACACCTGTTGCTTCGCCTGTGGGTATGGTATAATGGTCGATAAATTTATAAGCTAATTAAAAAAACATGTCAGTAGAAAAAGAAAAAGTATTTGTAGATAAAGTTTTAAGCGAATTAGGTTTTGTTATGGAAAATTCCGAAAAAGTTAATCGGGCTGTATTTGGTCTTGCTACTTCAAGAGGATTAGTGGGCGGTGTGGGTGAAAATGCTGAAGCGAGGGTGATTTTAGACAAGTATGATGAATTGGGCGGCTATATCACTAAAGATGGCCATAAAGTCAAAAACGGCTGTTTTTTTGACCGTAAAAATCATAAATCGGTAGAAAAACCAATTGTTGTTTTGGTAATTCGCGTCAACGGTGAATTTGTGGAGCAAGTAGAAGGTGAACCTGAAACTCTTGAGGTTAAAATAGCTAAAAAGCAAGAGAAAGAAAAGAAAGCTGAAAAGAAAAAAAAAGTTAAAGATGAACAATAATGAAGTTTTTTGCCAAAATATCTCTGTGGTGTTTGAAATGGAGCGATGAGAAAACCAAAAGAGAAATTCTGCGTTTGGCTGTCAAGGATTTATTCAAAGCGATAGATGTTGAAGATATTCTGCGGAGAAATCCTGACGGCACTTGGAGGTTTGAGGACAAAACGCTTGATGCTTCATATATGAAAGACCTCAAAACTCAAGCGGATATGTTGGATAAATTGTTGTTATGGAAAGTGCTCAAAAAGGATATTGAATACCAGATAAGAAAGAAAATGTTTGAGGAAGCGAGAATTGATTTAGATGTGGTTTGGTCCCAATTACTTACATTTCTTTGGGATACAATTCAGACAAGACTTCAGAGATTGCGACAGTAATTTATTAAGTGGGCGGTTTGTAGGTTGTTTTTTAGAACAACTTATCAAACTGCTCAAAGCGGTTTCTCTCGGAGAAGTAACTCTCCGATAGTTACAGGGACTATAACCTGATGCCGTTAGTGCTAAAACTAATTCTATGAATGAAGAAGAAAAAAAGGCCGCTGAGGCGGCAGAAGCCGAGTTTCAAAAAAATCTTGAGGGCTTATCCGATGAGGAAAAAGCTCAAAAGATTGAGGAACGAGCTTCAAGTTCTTTGAAAGATACCGAGTTAGACCAATTTTTAGAAGCGGAAAAAACAAAAACTAAAGCGAAAGAACGCTTTGAAGAAAAAAAAGGTGATTTGGAAAGTGAAGAGGATAAACCTCTCACCAAAAAAGAGCTTACGAAACTACTCTCTGACCGCGATGACCAAATTAGAAAGGAAACACGGGAAGAACAGGCGAACGATATTGCCAAAGAACTTTCCGAAAGCCCGAAAGAGGCTGAACTAATCCTTACAGTTTGGAAAAATCGCAGGTTGGCGGGCACACTTCGCGAGCAACTTAATGAAGCCCGCGCCATTGCCATTTCAAAGCGACTCAATGCCAAGAACAACGAACTTTTGCGCGCCCTAGCCGGGAAAGAAAACATAGAGACCTCTGGCGAGAATGCTCAACGCAAACCCGTTCCGAAAGAGGCTCCATCTCTCAATCCGACTGATAAGACAGTGCTTGCTGGTTTCGTTTGGGACAATGCCAAACGAGCATACCGCAAGACTATCGCTGGGGGACGCAAGATTTTATTCGTTGCTTCCGACATGAAAAAACGCTGGACAGAAAACGCTCCAACTAAATAATCTAATTATCGGTATAGTTTATTATTAACTTTACCGAAAATGAGTTCAACAAGAATAGATATTGAGGTAATTGGTTCAAGCGCGGTGCAGAAGCATCGTGTTGCGGCAAGCGCTACCCGTTTTTACGCAGGCGAGCCTTTGGAATTCAACGGCACTTATACAACGGGTGTGGCTTCGGTCAATACCGTTGTACAAGCGGCTGACGCAACGCCGGTGATCGGCACCGATAATTTTGTTGGCGTTGCCGCTCAAGACGCTCCGGTTGGGACTGACACCACTGTTGATGCTGATTGGGTGGATGTTGCCACTGTTATCCCGCATTGGACTAGATTGCGCTCAAAAGCAAAGACTACAGCAAATGTGGACACTTTGACTGAATTGGTTGGTGTTTTGTGGGATTTTTCTCTGTTTGACCTTACATCAAGCACCTTTACGATTGATGAAACAGGCGCGGCGGATACATCCGGTTTGATTATTCAAGGCGGAATTTGGGAGCAAGGTTTAGTAGATGTAGTGGTCGATGTTAGAGCTTTTAGAGCTGATGTTAGTGCTTAATAATTAACTGATTATTTGATATGCCTTTTCTTAATGGAAAACCATCTTGGAATAAAGGTTTGAAAATTGGAAAAACCCATCCTCAAATGGGTTTTCAAAAGGGAAATAAAAATCACGAGAATTTAAAATCAATTGCGACTAGATTCAAAAAAGGAATAAGTATTTCTCCGCAAACTCAATTTCAAAAAGGAAAGGATTCTTGGAATAAAGGGAAAAAAGGAACTTTCAAGCACACAGAAGAATGGAAAAAACAAAAACGTGAGGCTATGAAAGGTAAAAATCATCCAAATTGGAAAATTGATAGAACAGAAATTATTCACAACAAATATCGTGAGTATGACTTGAAAAATAAAGAATGGGTTAAAACGATAAAAAATCGTGATGGATGGAAATGTAAAATTTCTAATCAAGATTGTTCTGGAAAAATTTATGCTCATCACATTCTTAATTGGATTGATTTCCCCGAACTTCGTTATCAAATTAATAATGGCATTACATTGTGCCATTTCCACCATCCAAGAAAGTGGGAAGAAGAGAAACGACTAACTCCATATTTTCAGGAGTTAGTGTCAGTATCAAATGAAATACCATTAATCTTATAACTGGAGGTCACACGACACAACTTTCTCCCGATGCCTGTCAAACTGCCATTGATGAAGCTCTGTTTGAAGCTCTTGAAAGACCGCTTGCGCCTTCTTATGTTGGCGTTGATTCTCCTGTATTTTTCCGAACCAGTCCAATAGATACCATTGCTTACATTTGGGATGAAGATTCCAATGTTGGCGGGTTCTTGGAGACTTCGGAACAGGAAGAAATCAAGTCGGAAAATACTTTCATCGGCAACCAAAAGACCGTCCGTGTGAAAAAGTGGATGAAATCAATTGGCGTGTCGGTGGAAGCGTTCAAAACCGACCAAGTCGGCAAGAGACAGCAAATTGGAGAGCAAATCGGTTCTCGTATGCGCGTTACCAAAGACCGAACTGCGATGGTTCGCGTTTATGGCGATGCGGCCGACGGTACTTACTTTACGACTCCCGATGCCGCCAATCTCGCTTCCAACTCTCACACTTTACTGAAAACTGGCGGAACGGAAGATAATCTGGACACCGGTGCTCTTACGCCCGACACTCTTTGGACGGCGTTCGTCAGTCTTACCACTCAAGCCGGCCAAGACGGTGAAATTTCAGGCATTCATTCTCCGCGAGGTTTGCTTACCTGCACGACGCAATATAAGCATCTCAAAGAAATTCTGAATTCTGAATTGATAGCGGATGGCGGGGAAAATAATCTGAACATCTTTGAAACCGATTACGGTCGCGTAGCTCTCGGTCAAAGCTTGTATCTTAATAGCGCGTGGGACAGCGGGACTTATAAATCCACCGCAATCCACATCGTTTCCGATTATCATCGCCTTTATCGCAAAGTTCTATCAGAAATTGAAAATGACTTGATTGAACCGCGATATTCAAGGACTGATAGTTGGGAGTATCGCTCGCGTTATTTGGAGGTAGCGTTTCCTGCTACATGGGAGGGTTATCAAATGCTCTCGGGAGCTTAATTACAATCGTTTAATCGCAATCATCTATGAATAAAAACATTGTTTATGGAAGTATCACGATTGCGATTGTAATTGCAATCGGAGCATACTTCTTTCCTACGCAAGTTCAGCAACTTCAACAAGTAGTCGGCGCTGGCACAAGATATGTCAATGGATTGAGCACGACTTCAACTGCCCCTTCAGCTGGTCAAGTCTTGACGACTACTTTAACTGTAAATGGTGCTACAACTCTTACTTCTACTTCTACTCTTGGATCTACTTATACGCAAAACGCCACATCAACCATTTCTTATGGTTATGAAACGAGAGGAGGTGTTAAGTATGCGAATACAAGAGTAGCTTTAGACCAAAACACGAATGTTCCTTGCAACTTAGTGAATCCATTAAAAGCGACTTCTACTCTCACTTTGTTTCAATTCGTCAATAACACCAGCACTTCAACGGCGGCTGTTATCCGAATTGCAACTACTTCAACGGCTTTCGCCACAACCTCGGCAGGCATACTAACTAATTTTGCCGCCGAAACTGTTGCGGCTAATACCAGCCGAACAATTTCTTTCAGACCTTATGGCCGTGATACGGCGGTAATTGGTCCCGATGAATCAATTGTTGTGTGGGCGGAAGGAACGAATGGAGCAGGGAATAAGTTTTCGTTGGTTGGTTCTTGTTCAGCGGAGTTCGTTCAACCTTAGTGTTTCCAAACTATCGCTTTGGCTTGTGAACAAGGCGATAGGATTGGGGACATTAAGATTAAAAATTAAAAATTAAGACATGAAAAAAAATCTAATTTTCTACTCAATTGTCGCTGTGATTCTGATATACGCGGTGGCAAGTTTTTATCATATTTTCCAATCTAAAAAACAAAGTTTAGGAGCTTCATTTATTTCCTCGCCCTCTTTTATTTCCGCGTCTTCAACCGCTTTTACGCTCACCACAACTTCTCAACGCCTATTGGGGACATCTACGCCGACAAAAAGATTGGCGGCGAGTATTCAGCCAATAAATTGCACGATTGGAACTGGCGCTGTGGTATTCATAAATATGAACAGCGATGCTGTGGCAACCGGTAATAACGGATTTGCTGTATTGTCTTCCACCACTCAATCATTCGGGGATTATCCGGAAGCTGTGCCGATAGTTCAAGGCGCGGTTCAGGGCATTGTGCCTTTTGGCACTTGCACCGTAATGGTAACCGAGTGGAGGTCACAATATTAAAATGAGTAGCACAGTTCAACAAATAAAAAGTTCACTGACGGGAATGAATGGAGGCGCATCAGTTGATGACATCGTCAATCTTTATGAATTGATGGAACGGGCGGCTAATACGATGCTTGCCAAAATTGACCCTCTTGACACAATTCGTCTTCAATCACTTTCGCAATTTGTTCATGATGATTTACAGAATTACGCCTTGCCTTCCGATTACAAAAAAGTTATTGATTTGGCGAATGTGGAAGACCGTCAATCTACCGACCGGGCGCAAAGAGTGGCGGTTGAACCTTTTGCCGCCAACATTGCTTTACGCAACAAAGAAATATCTATTGAGGCGTTGGAAGGAGTGAAATATGTGAGAATCAATTGGAAAGATTTAACCGCCATTACGCTTCATACGATGGATTCTTTGACGGCCAACGGCACAATTTCAGTGGTGGGGTCGGCAACCGGGCTTAAGGCCAATACGCAATATAAGCTTTCAGGGACTGCTTCAATTGAATTTGACCTTGTAGCTACTGGAGATGGGATTCAAAACACGACCTTGACAGCAGTTGATTTAACCGATGAAGATGAAATCGCCGACATTATAATTCCAGTTTATTTGCCGACCACATCTGGGATAACATCGTTTACTTTCATTATGGGTAATGATTTAACGACTAATTACTGGACATCTACCGCTCAAACAACCCAAGCTGACGGCACTGCTTTCAGGGCAGGTTGGAATTTTCTTTTGTTTCCATGGAGCACGGCAACCGAAACAGGGACTGTCGCTCCAGCTACAATTGATTCATTCAAACTGACTGTGGCGGCAACGGCGGCGAAAAATAACATTCGGGTTGATAACATTCTAGTTTCTACTGGAAGACTTTTTGACTTGAAATACTACTCTCAATATATTTTCAAGAATTCATCGGGCACTTGGATTTCTATTCCCACAACCGATGACGATACTTGTATTCTTGCTGGTACGGAAATTCAGATATTCCTTTTGGAATGTCTTATCGCTATTTATCAGCAGATGAGGGTAAAAGAAAAAGATTACAATTTTTCAAAGATTGAATTGAATGATTTATACAGACGCCTTCGCGGTGAACATCCCTCTCAATCAAAACCATTAACAGATAAATACTGGGGAACGCCCAGATTTCACCGATGAATGAATTTTCTCTTATAACAGGTTGCAAGGGTTATTTAAGTCGCACCGACCCGACTAATTCCGATGAGGGATATCTCATTCAAGGTTCTCAAAATGTTTTAATAAATGATACCGAATCCAACGATGACGGGGCGGTAGGAGGAAAAGTGGTAACTAGAGGAGGTTATGAACTTTTTGCTCAAGCCAATGACGCTAGTAATCCGATTCAATCGGAATTTGTTTGGAAAAACCATAATGGAGACGAGAGATTTTTACGGGAAGAAAACGGAGTTTTGAAATACTATGATGATGACAGTGAACAATTTGAACAGCTTTTGACTGGACTTTCAACTACAAAACCGATTCGGTTTGCCACCTATTGGAATATCACGGAGGGGATTGATATTTTGATATTTGTGGCTAATTCTTCTACGCTTTACGAATGGAGCGGGGCTAGAGGGACTATTGCCGGAGATGCTTCGGTTACGGCTGGAACAATAACCATTCAGGAAACAATTGCCACGGAAGGGTTCTTAACCGCTGGAACGCGGAGTATTCGCATCAAAGATTCAGGCGGGACTTGGCGAGAAACTGTTTATACTGGGCAATCCGGCAGTGATTTTACCGTTTCAACCGATCTTTCAGGTTATACCTTTTCTGCCAATGCTCCCGTGATTCAAGTTGTTCGCGCTAATACTAATACTCCGGCTTCAGGATTTACTAACGACACAATTAAAGTTTTACAAAATCAGATTTTTGTTGGTTCGGAATCTTCTCGCAGAATTTATATTTCCAAAAATACCGATAATGCCGGCGCTATCCCTTTGTTTACTTTTTCCTCGCCTCGTCTTATCGGTGAGGGTGCCTTGAACACAATGGACGATGTTACGATAGGAATGGAAGTGGATGACAATAACAATCAAATGATTGTTTTTTCGGGTAAAAACAGGGTTTATAGAGCATTTTTTGAAGTTTCGCCCGGTTCTACGGCTGATAGAGAAAATGTTTTGGTTAAACCATTGCTTGTTGGCGAAGGTCAAGGAGCGATTTCACAAGAACTTATAGGAAAAGCCAAACAAGCGATTTATTGGGTAACGAATAACAAGGAATTGGTGGAATTGGCACAGGTGCAGAACCTTCCTTCACCTCAAAGCAAACCGATTTCTGACCCGATAAGCACTGATTTCTTTGCCGCCACTTTTACTAATGGCAATGTCAAAACTTGGAGGAATTATCTTTGCGTAACTTGTCCCACTGACGGTAATATGTGGATTTTTGATTTGGTTCAAAGATTTTGGAATCCGCCGCAAAAAATCGGCGTTCGTTTGCTCTCAATTTATAGCGATTTGCTTTATGGACACTCCAATTCGGTGAATGAAACATATAAGTTATTTACCGGTGTCAATGATAACGGTAACCCTATTTCATTTAAGGCTCATTTTGCCTATCGGAATGGTGGAAAAAGAGCGAATCTAAAGATTTTTGATAAGTATTTTACCGAATTGTATATCGCCAGTAATACGAAAGTAACTGTCAAATTGCTTTACGAATGGAAAGGGGCAAAAGCGATTAAGACTTACGAATTAAGTGGCGCTGACGCGACTTATCTTTTCACTCCCCAAGCCTCTGCCGCTTTGGGTGTGAATTCTCTGGGAACGAACCCATTGGGCGGACAACTTACGGCAGGAGAGAACACGCCCAAATACCGCAGAATCAAAAAAGTAACTCTCCAAGATTTTTTTGAATTCCAAATCCGTTTTGAATGTGAGATGGACGATGCGGTTTTTCAAATTTTATCTCATGGGGCGAACATGAGTTTAAGCGATTCCGTGCCTTCAAAAATTACAAATTAAATGGTAAAATATATTTATGTATAAAATTCTAACATCTTTAATAATTCTTGGTTCATTTGTTTTTTCAGGTTGGATGTACCCCCAAATTCAACAGGTAAAAGAAACTCAAAACGAAATATCTTTTGGGGCCAAAAATGCTGTTGGTGGCGAAGTTTATTATTTAAGCGGTAGCGGGCTAACTTCTTCCGCCACTTCAATTGGATTGACAAAATTCGGTTATACCCAGCCGGGCGGAACTTATTCTAAATTCAGTATGCCAAACTTCGGCGATTTAGGATGCGCTACCATTCAACCCGGCAACACATCGGGAAAACAGGAATTTATATCTTTTACGGGTGTTAGTCAGAACAGCGATGGCACAGCTACTCTTACCGGTGTTACAAGAGGGTTAGAGCGATATACGCCCTTTGCGGCTTCAACCACTTTACAAACGGCTCATGCCGGCGGTTCTGATATTGTTATTTCAAATTCCCCACCTTGTTTTTACGAATCCTATGCCAACTTATCTCAAGATGAAGCAGTTACCGGATTATGGAATTTCAATTCTTATTTGCCAACTTCAAGTATTACGGCGACTACTTCTGCTCAATTCACAACCAAAAGCTATGTGGATAATCTAACCAATCAAGGAGCGGCAACTTCAACTTTGACTAATGGCGGTATTGTGGAATTAGCCACTCAACAAGAAATGGCTTCTTCAACAGATTCCGGTGATGTGGAAAAACCAAGAGTGCTTTGGAGTGCTTACGCTACTTCTTCGCCTTATACCGCTGGAATGTGGGCGCCGATAACGGATAAAGACGGGAAACTGAATCAGACATTTTGGAGATTGACTGATGCGTTCACCCCAACCGGTTTATGGACTTTCAATACTCTCGGAGTTGTTTTTAACGCTTCCACGACTTTTAATACCGCCACTTCCACTTTCAATTCTACTTTAGCGACTTTCGGCGATGTATTTATGGCGACTTCTTCAATAAAGTCTTTGAATGTCACTACCTTAAATGCCACTTCCACTTCGGCGACATCTACGATAAATATGTTGGAAGTAAAAACAAGATGTAAAAATTGCGTAAGTGGAACACAAATTGTAAATGCTTCTGCTGGTGGTCCTACAACTAACACAGGTCATGCTTCCGTTTCGGTTGATTGTCCATCTGACAAAAAATTAGTCGGTGGGGGAGCTTCTGATACAGAAACCGATAGCAATGTCGCCGTAGCCGATAGTTATCCTGCTGATTCAAATACTTGGACGGCAACTTATGTTTGCGCAGGTGCGAGTTGTGATGCTAATACAATGACTGTTTACGCAATTTGCGTAGATAATTAAAATGAACGAAGAACAAAAACTACTCGGACAAAAAGATATTCTGGCAAAGGTTGCGGAAACTCCCAATCTTCGGTTTGACCCGACTATGATTTCTGCTTATCAAGGTTTGGGCGGAGCTTTAACCAATGGCGGGATTCCGGGTCCCAATGTTCAGGCCACTCCTATCGGGATTGCTTCTTCACAGAGCGGAATAAAGGCGATAACAGACATTTACAATCAAACGCAAGGAATGCAACCTCCGCCGAAACCGGCAACTGAACCCACCCCGAAACCGGAAAAAACAACGGAGGATAAATTCGCCGAACAATTGGCTAATGAAGGATTGACTGATTTTGATAAGCAAAGATTAGAACTTGAACAACGGGCGATAAAAAGAACTCAAGAAACCAAAGATTTTATAACTTCTTTAAGTTCCCAACTTGACGCTTCCAAAGCTTCAATGCTTCAGGGTATCGGCGAACAATATAATCGTATTATTCAGCAAACTGAAGAGGCAAACCGGCGCTATGAGGCGGTGGTGCAAACGGCGGGTATAAGAAGCGGAGGGGCGAAATATAGTCCGGAGATTACAAGCGGCATTTACCAAGCCGCCGTCAATGAAGGATTGCAAAGAGTGGCGGACATAATTTCAAAACGAAATGAAGCGATTGCTTCCGTAAATTCCGCTTATGATTCAAAGAAATTCACCTTAATGGCGGAGGAGTTTGACCGCTTGAATAAAATTAACAATGACTTGGATTCCACCTTGAAAGATATTGCGGAGGAACAGAGAAAGAAGACACAAGAATTAAATGTTGAAATTAACAAACAGAATAATGAAATAAGTATTTATAATGCCATTCAAGAAACGGGTTCAAGCGATCCTTCGGCTCTTTTTGCCAAATTGGGGGGTAAAGTCGGCACGGATGACATTAAAAAGTTTTTGGAAAATACAAAAAGCGGTATTGAAGAAGAAATCAAATTAAAATTAAGTGATGAACAAATAGGTAATTTAATTTCTGCGGGTTGGACAACTGGTAATCTAAACGGTGTTAAGACTTTATTGAAAACTAAAACTCTTGATGAAATTAAACCTGCATTGACCGATGAGGAATATAATTCTTTGAAAAGCGCATTGAAAGGAATCGGAGAAAAAGCAACTGGGGATTATGCTCAATACTTACAACTCAAACAAGCCGGTGAAATTCCTGAAACAATGGATTATTGGGGTTATTACCGGAATAAAAAAGTTAAGGATATACAGGCAGACACAATCGCTGGCACTGATTTGGATACTAAGCAACAGGAGGTATTTAACAGAATTGTTGAAAAATATAACGCTTCTGAAGCAATTAAAGCACTTGATAGATCTAGTAATCTTCAACAGATTGTAGCAAATATCAAAAGAGACCCAGCAAATGGCGCCAGACAACTCAATCTTATTTATGCGTATATTAAAGGGTTGGATACCGAATCGGCTGTTAGAGAAGGTGAAATAGATTTGGTGAAAAGTTTGAATTCTTATTCAGATAAATTCAAATTGGCTTTCCAAAAAATTAGCGAAGGCCGCCCCGTTACAGCTGATGTAGCATTAGAAATTGCGGTCGGTGCGGAAGATTTAATTGCTTCAATTAAAAAAACAGCTGATAGAAAAGTCGCAACCTTTAACGCGCAAGCTAAAGCTAATGGCATAAAAATTAACAATGCTTGGACTGGCTTCAGAAACTCGGTGGAAATGAGCGTTGGTGAAATAGATGCCGCCAACGACTCTGTTAATGAAGAAGAAAATGCCAAAAATACTATAATCCAAATGGGCAACAGTGATTCGGCTTTTCAAGAAAAAGTAAAAAACTATCTTAATGGCAACAATCCACTTGGTCGTATTCTGACTTATGTTGAAATTTTACAATTATTACAATCTCAATAAAATGCTTACATTAAGAGAAATAGAATTGCTTAAACAATCTGTTCCTGATTTGCCGAAAATTCCCAATCAAGAACAGGTTAATGCCCAAAATAGGATTGCTGAATTGGAATCGGCTTGGGCTCCGACCAATACTTTTGGGGGACGGACGGAAACTCTTCTAGAAAAAAGGCGCGGTGAAAGTGAAGAAATTCAAAGAGGTTTAGAGGAAAGAAAAATTGGAGTTCCAACGGCGGCAATTCAAGGAGTAGGAAATGTTATCGGCGCCGCTTTTGATATTGCCGGTGAATTGCCCGTAATAAAACAAGGTCTTGAATTGTTTGGTAGTGGTATTCAAAAACTTTCAGAAACAAAACCTATTAAAGAAATTGGCGAAGTGGCAGAACCAATAACTACAAAACTTGTTAATTGGTATCAATCTTTGTCTTCTGAAAATCAAAGAAGTGTCAGAGCAGTAGGAAACATTTTATCAGTGATTCCTATTGGTAAAGGTGTTTCCGAAACCGGTAAATTCTTGGAAAAAGGAGTTGAAAAAGGAATTTCTAAAATTTCTGAAAGAATAATACCTAAAATAAAAACTAATCTAACCGAAAAAGCAATGAATTCTCTTGAAAGGTCTTATCAAGAGATTCCTCTTCCGGCCGGTGTGATAAAAGCTGAAGCGCAAACAGGTAAAGATTTCGCAAAATTTATGTCTGAAAAACCGGAATATACTTTGAAAGTTGATAGAGCGGAAAAATGGGATACTTGGGGGACAGCGCAAAAATTAAGAGAAGAAGCGAAAGCTGAATCCAAGGCGGTGTCTTCTATTCTTGAGGGACGAACTGAAAGAATTTCGGAAGATAAATTGATTTCAGAAGCAAAATCTTTAATTGCTGATATTTCAGCCGGACAAGAAAGAAAACAAGTTGAGAATTATATTGAGAATGAAATCAAAACTCTAATAGACCAATATGGAAAAGGAACGGTGGCTGGAGCAAATGGTGAAAGATTGATTTCAGTAATTGACGCTAACAAAATTAAACAACTCTTATGGGATAGGTCGCCGTTTCAAACAACCGCTTCTCGCGCCGACAAACTTCGTTCAAGTGTGGATTACAAAATGGGGCAAACTTTTAGAAAAAATATAGAAGAAGTGATTGATGATGTAGATATTCAAAGATTAAATACTGAATTGGGAGATTACTACAGTGCCATAGAAATCCTTGAAAAATTACATGGCAATCCGGCAAAAGGAGGACGACTTGGAATTGGTTTTGCCCGTTTAGTTGGTGCTATTACTGGCGCACAAGGTGGGGCAATTGGTTCATTGGTTGGTTATCTTGCGGCTGATTCTATTGCTAAATGGTTGTTAAATCCTGAATTTACCACTGGCTTGAAACGGTATGTCTTGCGAGAATTGGGTTATCAAAGACCGAAAGTAGCTAAAGAAGTAGAAGCGATTTTGAAAAAACAGGATATTAAAATGTTTGAAACATTAAAATTACAGGAACCAGAAACTGTTTTTGTTCCACCCACTCAAGAAGGAAAACCCTTTACACCGAATAGGCAAGGCTTTCAAACCACTCCCGCAGTAATTACTGAATCTAAAAAACCTTAATGTCTATATTGCCAATAAACCATTATTGCAACACAAATTATAATTACAATATAAGTCATAATTTCATATTATCACATCACACATAACTTGTAAAGTATGCCACCAACACCACTAAAAGAACGACTCGGACTAAATGCGACAATTCCTTCTCTGAAGGAGCGTCTTTCTGGCCTCCAGCAAACCACCGCCTATCACTTCCCCAGCTCTTTTATGGAAGAAAGCGGCAAGGCGGTAAAAGACATCGCCCAAAGTGTCGCCAAAGCGCCATTCCGCATTGGACAAACCGCTTGGGATATCGGGCAACAGATTTATGGTTACGAACCCGGCAAGGGATTTAATGTTCCCGGACTGGGAAAGGTGGAAGGTTACGGCAGACAGTTCTTGGAAGAAACAGGCGAAGATGCCGGCGATTTTTCTAATCTCAACACTTTACAAGCCGGTATCAAAGCGGTCAGTGAGGGGATAATAGACGCTTCAATTATCGGTGGGTTTTTGGATAAAGTAATAGCAAAACAAGCCTTGAAAATGCCGAAAGCTGTTCCCGCTTCTGAAACTGCGACACCTTCAACAAAAAATCTCGCTCAAACGAGAGTTTCCATATTCGGTGAAAAGGGATCAAAAATTTCTTCGTTAAGTGGAGCCGAATCAATGGTAGGAAAAGGTGAAACAGGAATGACGCCTTCAAGTGAACTTTTACAATATACTAAAGGGCGTTTAGACGATGTGGCAATGAAACTAGGCAATCTCAATCCTAAACTTGAACAGCTTTATAGAGCTACGGTAAAACCCGATGTTACGACTGTTGAAACGGCAATGAAAAGTATATTAGAACCCGCTAAGAAAATTTTGGACTACTACGAACGAGGCGGATTGACGGAAAATCTTTTGTCGGCGATTACAAAGAATTTGCCCAAAGCTGTCCAAGACTTCGTAAGAGAACCTAAACTTGGATTGAGTATGAAAGATGTCAGTTCCGACCTCGCCTCCTCCATCTCCAAAGCCAAA